GTGAGAGAGTCATACAATCAAGAAGATGAGTCTCAATTCTTTTCTTATAAAACGTGAGGTAAATATGTCTGATTGTTTAGTTATGACTATAATTCGCACTGAATCTGAGGTTGAAGAACTTCGAAGAATTCGTAATTTGTGTAAGGATTTCATGACTCGAAATACCTCTACAATTTCGGAAGAACAGCAGAAGAAATGGTATTCTACATTAGATAAAGAAAATAACAAACTTTATCTTCTTCATAAAATTCATTATGGTGTTGCAGTAGAACCTGTGGGTTATGGATATATCCGAATAGAAGATGGATTTGTTTTATTGACTGGTGGCTTAATTGAAGCCGAACGCGGTAAAGGTTATGGTTCGATCTTGTTCAATTATCTAGTTCAAAATTCAAAAGATTTTAATCTGCCCATTAAATTGGAAGTTTTGAAGTCTAACATGGTCGCATTCTCTGTATATAATAAAATTGGTTTCAGGGTTATTGGTGATGATGGTAAGGTTATAAAAATGGAGTATCATTATGATTCAGTTATTTAAAGTTAGAATGTCGGAGAATGCCTCCGAAGCCGTTGGTTCAGTATTGCAGTCTGGGTTCATTGGTCAAGGTCCCAAAGTTGAAGAATTTGAGGATGCACTTCATGCTCATTTGCAAACCTCTACCCGACCCGTTACTGTTAATTCATGTACATCCGCTATTGATTTGGCTTTACATCTATGTGGAGTTGGTCCTGGTGATGAGGTGATATCTACTCCGCAAACTTGCTTTGCTTCACAGGTCGGTGCGATTCACCGCGGTGCAGTTATTAGGTGGGCTGATATTGATCCGATTACTGGACTTATTGATGTTGATTCGGTAAAAAGTTTAATTACTAAAAAGACCAAGGCAATTCTTGCTGTTAATTGGGCAGGAAGAATTTGTGATTTTGGTAAATTGAAATCTTTTGGTATTCCTGTGATTGAAGATGCTGCACATACATGGGACACTTTCTTTGACCAGCCGATTGCCCGAGGCGATTATATCTGTTATAGTTTTCAAGCGATTAAACTTCTGACGAGCGGCGATGGTGGTATTCTAGTTTGTCCAAACAAAGAAAAGGAAGATGAGGCGAGAATTCTTCGTTGGTTTGGATTGGATCGAACCAAGGGTCAATCTTTTAGATGCACACAGAATATCACAAGTGCAGGCTTTAAATATCACATGAACGATATTAATGCTACTATTGGTTTGTGTAATATTGAACTCGCTAATGACTCCGTTCTTGCACATAGAAAAAATTCAAAATATATAATTGAGAATGTTAAGAATGAGAATTTGATTCTACCTTCTTTTGATGAAACTTGTTCATTTTGGTTATTCAGTATGCATGTGTTAGATAACAAACCAAAATTTGTTCAATATTTGGAAGAGAATGGAATTGTTTCTAGTCCCGTACATTTCAGAAATGATATGTATGATTGCACATTGAAATTTGCTGAAAAAGAATTGCACGGTGTAACTAGTTTTGATAAGACTCAGATTTGTATTCCGAATGGATGGTGGCTTGAGCAATCGGAATTGGAGCATATCGTGAACACATTAAACAACTACAAAGGATAAAAAATGCTATTTAATAATCCAGCACTGCCCTCATATGAACTAAATCAATATATTCAGAAACTGGGTGATAATATTATCGGTTGCGAAATTGGTGTATGTCATGCCGAAAATTTCTGTCATATGCTAGAAACTTGTACTAACATTACAAAACTAATTGGCATCGATCCATATATCGAATATGCAGATTTTAATGGTGCTGTTGGTGCTACAAATGTTCAAAATTTTAAAGAAGTTACTTTCCAAAATCTTGAAAAAATTAATGCTGGTGATAGAGCCGAAATCCGTATCATGACCACGGATGATGCAGTTTCTACAATTAATGATGGTTCACTTGATTTCATTTTCATTGACGGAAATCATAGTTATGAATATGTGTATAGAGATGTCAATAATTATTATGTGAAAGTTAAATCTGGTGGAATATTTGCCGGACATGACTATTCAATGTCTAGCGTTTCTTCTGTATTGAAATCTTTTTTGGAAAAAAATAACATACCATTTGAAAATTTAAAGCTTTTGCAGAATGATTCTTGGATGCTCTATAAAAAATGAAACATATTTGTATCATCACTTCTGCATTATCTCCTGCGGTCGGTGTCATCCCACTCGAAGATAGATTTATGCAGACGTTACATTCAATAAAAACTGTGCGTGATAAAATTCCCAAGTGTAGAATTATATTGAATGATATTTCTGTTCGTCCGTGTGATGAATGGAAAAACGAAATTAGAGAATTGGTTGATATCTTTATTGATTCGTCAAACAATAATACAATTTTGGATTTGAGCCGTAGAGGTTATAAAAGTCATGGTGAACTTTTGTTATTCTATAATGCGTTAGAATACATAAAACAAAATTTCGACTTGTCTCAATATGAAAGAATCTTCAAGTTATCGGGAAGACATAATATTACTGATGAGTTTAATATTAATGATTATGATGAATCTACTGTTGGAAAATATGTATTTAAAAATTCTGTGCAATCCTGGATTTCACCAGAATTGAGAATTTATGAGACTAGATTGTGGTCTATGCATAAATTGAATTTGGAGGATTATCTAAGCAAATTCCAACAAATTTTTGCATCATGTGATGGAAGATACGATATTGAACATGCATATTATAAGTTCCTAGATAAGAAAGATGTTAAAGAATTTGACAATATCTGGGTTGAAGGAAAAGTTGCTCTACATGGGCGTTATCAAAAAGATTGAGGAGAATTTTGTGAGTTATACAATTAATTATATTCCTGTATTTTATATTGGTCCAAATAGAGACTATGCTAGTTATCAACATAAGTTTAGAACAGATCCAATGTTCTTTGCAAAAAAACATGTTGATTTTTTAAATAAATGTGTTGATTCTCCAATCAAAAAAGCAACATTTGTTTTCAATGATGATATTAGTGATGAACTGAAAGTTCTCGCTCAAGAAGTCGCATCTCAAATTACTACGATGGAGGTTGAGGTTATTTTTAGACGGAATAGCGGCTATTCATATGGTGCGTGGAATGATATGATTAAGAAAAATCTTAATGATTTTGATTATTTCTTTTTGATTGAAGACGATTCAATTCCGCTCGAAACAACATTTTATGAACATTTCATTGAACGTTGTACACCAGAATATCCATTCATCTCGACTTTTGTGGATGAGTATGAGCCAGGTAAGTTCTGTTCGTCGTGTCCTAATTCAATTATTCGTGCCGATATCTGCAAGAAAATACTTGCGAAATATGGTGAATTATTCCTTGTCAATAATTCCACCAGACTACAAGATGCTTGGGACACACAAATGAAATTTCTGAATCTATTTGTTGATTCGGGATATGGTATGCGAGATATTCTAGATAAGTATTCAACTCCACATAATTTGAATTGTAATATCAATGATATTAGGATATTTGGCGATAAGACCAAGCCTTATAATATTGTACCTATTATCCCTTAAAAATGACAAATATATTGATTCTTGGTGGTGAGGGTTATATCGGCTCTCACCTAACACCATATCTGAGAAGTAAAGGTCTGTCTGTCGATACTTATGGTGACCGACAGACTGACTATAATACTTTATCTCCTCAGTTTATTCAGTCTTATGAATACATTATTCTACTGGCTGGACATTCTAGTGTTGCTTGCTGTAATGGTGATTTGAAGTCTCCGTGGAATAATAACGTTAGAAATTTCGCTAATTTGATCGAAAAAACTAATTTATCACAGAAAATAATTTACGCAAGTAGTTCTTCTGTTTACGGAAACAAAGGCGGTAAAGTATTTGGTGAAACTGATCTATCTTTGAGTTTTGTCAATAATTATGATCTAACTAAAATTTCATTGGATCTACTTGCACAAAAATATATTTCTTCTGGTAAAAATATCATTGGTCTTAGATTTGGTACCGTAAACGGTGGATCGACCGTTATACGAAGGGATCTAATGATTAATTCTATGGTGTATGCTGCAAAGACTACAAGAACAATAAGTGTTAATAATAAACATGTGGCTCGTCCTATTCTTTCTATTCGAGATTTGGGTCGAGCCGTGTACTCTATTGTTAATAGACGATACCAATTTCAATGTGGAGTTTATAATCTAGCATCATTCAATTCTACAGTCGACCAAATATCAAAGTTGGTCAAAGAAAAAACTGGAGTTGAAATTATTGATAAAGGTGATTATGCCAGCATCTATGATTTTGAAACTAATCCCAGTAAATTTAAAAATGCATATAATTTTGAATATGAAGATACTGTAGAATCAATAATTGATGATGTTATTGATTGTTACTATAATAGAAATCCTAAAATTGTGACTAGAAATGAATACTACAATTATGATGGGTAAAATTGATTATATTATTGTCATCTTTAGAAATTATGACCTTCTGGATATTCAACGAGAATTATTTGATAGATATG